GTTAAACGCACGTACATGATTGCTGAGTTAAGCCACTCCGGCCCGAACCGTCGGAGTCCCCTGGCTCAGTAGCATATGGAGCAAGCTCTCCCCAATGGATATCCTGAACGGCTTTGATAGTACATAACCAACCGCTTGATTTGCATCAGTAAGGTACTCGAACGGCTTTGATAGTACATAACCAACCGCTTGATTTGCATCAGTAGAGCCAAAGGGCATCTTGTACCCAGTGTCTTTGTTTGTGTATGTGTGTGCCCAGCCGGGCCACAATTTTATCCCCCCCATTTTCACTCTGGTGCGTTAAATGTACCGTAGCACGCAGTTGTGAAGGAGACAGTTGGGATCTGTCTTGAAAGACTTCCCACGTTGATAATAGTCTAACGTTAAAGACTATGAGTTTTCGTATCCTCTGATTATACACTAGGTGGCAACCTAGCACCCTAAATGCATCCTGCATCGAATGTAACTCGATGCCCTCTAGTGGCTGGCTATGTTTAGGAGCATAGTGATCAAACCCATCGTATTATCCGAAAGGAATAGAGATGAGCGAGCTAGAGAGACACACAAATCAGGAAGTAACGCACCTGAGCCTGTTACAAGGCTTGAACGTATACCCGGAACATCAGTAATTCTCGTGTGAACATTGTTGTTATCAGTCATGGTGACCCTGGGCTGACCCCCTCGGAAAATCCGTACGCTGTACCTTAAATGGTAGTAATAACGATTAGTAGACTTGAAGGACCTGGTTTGAACCGATTACGTTTATTAGTTCTTCGGAGGAAGTAAATCTTATCTTTACCAAACCCTTTTCTTACATTATGGCTACAACTCAAGGATCAAACGTTATGCACACAATTCGCAAGTCAGAAATTCAACGTTGTAAGGAGCGTAAGCAGGAGCGGCGCTTAGAGGAAATAGAAACGAGTATACGAACCTTTGAGAAGCGAGTTCGTAGGAAAGAGGAAGTTACAATGAGTCAGGTAAGGAAAATGCGCCAGCAACTCGCACTTGCTAAACGCGCATATCACGATGAAGCCCTCGTAGACTTTATACCCGGTAAACGATTGTACGATTCGGTTGTTCGCGCAACAAATGATGTCGGTGACACTGTTGTGGATTTTGGTACTGTGGCTAAGAGTATTGGTAGTGCAACTACTGAAACTCTCGGCCAAGTCAACCAGATTCTCACTGGTGTTGCGCAATTCTTTTCGAAAATTCTTCCAACTTCTGCATTCGACGTTATCACGGTAATTACACAACTAGACAGTCTCATGAGTAACATAAAGGCTGGCCGTTCCATCATGGTTGGTCTCAATGTAATCTCATTATGTCGCTGTTTTAGCTTGTGTCAAGAATCGATTGATGCTTTGGTCTTGGGTGTTGTAGAAATACTACGCCCATCTGACCCGGCGAATCAGGATACGTTCTTTCACGCTGCAGATTGGTGGTCCAATAGCACGGACGTTCAACAGAGCCTAGGAGAGGCGGTGGTATCGGCTGCTTGCAGCATTTCCACCTACCTCCCGACAGTGTATTTGATCGTTAGTGGCATTATTAGCGCTGTCTTGGGTCGTAAAGTGGTATTAGACCACTTTGGATTCAAGACACTCGCTGATATTGGACGCGCCAACCAAGGTTTCCAGGCATTGACGAAGGCATATTCAACATTCCTTCAGTATTTGAGCGATTTCGCTTGCAAACAAGTGTACGGAGTATCATACACAAAAATACAAGCTTATCGTGAATATAAGGATCTTGAACAAGCTGCCGCCTATACAAAATTCCTGGTAGAGAACGCTAACGCGGAGGTTATCAATGGCTCTCGTAAGGTATCGCAGAGCGTAATTGGTACATACCGCGTGTTGGAAACAGTAGAAAGTCTTGCACGAACAAATAAGGATGATCTTGTCTTTGAAATGTGCAAGGGTCTGAAAATGCAGTTGAGCAAACTGTACGCTCTCGCCCTTTCCTCCCCGGCACTTAAACCCAAAGAACGATTCGAACCCATGGGCATTTATCTTTATGGCGCACCTGGAGTAGGGAAATCAGATTTGACGAAGCGTATTGCGGAACTCCTCAATGATGAGTTTTGGCATCTTACGTCTGACTCCCCCTTGCTCTTCGCGCGACAGATTGGTAATGATTATTGGGAAGGTTACTTGAATCACAAGATCACTCTTTATGACGACCTCGGACAGTTAGTAGAAACGACAGGTAAACCCGACAATGCATATATGGAGATTATCAATGCAGCCAACAACGTTCCATTCCATTTGCACATGGCAGAGATCTCGAAGAAAGAAGACACGTACTTTAATTCCGAGATAATTCTAGCTACAAGCAATACGAAGATACTCAAACCTGTTAGTATCAAGGAGCCTGCGGCGTTGCAGAGACGATTCCCATTTTGCTGGACCGTTGCCATTGACCCAAATTACGGAAAAGAGGTTTCAAAGAATGGTGAGAAATACACTCGGTTTGATCGGTCTGTTGCCATGCGCACTCATCTTGCGTGTGGTGGCAGTACAGATGACGTCTTCATCAAGTATGCCTACATGTTTTCTAGGTATAATATGGAAGATGCTTCTATCGTATCAAAACCCGTGGATTTCGACACATTTGTACAGACCCTCAAAACCGAATTTCAAGCTCATCGTGATCTCCAGGAGAAGAAGATCGCAGTTTATGCTGAAGAAGATATCCAGCAGCAAATAGATGAGATTCTGGCCTTTAAATTTGACTCAGTTGTAGAGGCGTTCTCTCGTGGAACTACTGTAACTGCAGCTGTGTCAGAAGTACAAGACTGGATGGCAAAATGGTTTACTGACTCTACCCCGGAAGCTGAAGAGACTGAGAACTTTGAGGATGCTGATGGCATCGACTCCCATATTTGGCGCTCAGTGAAAGCCGCGCGTGCTATGGGAGCTGAGGTAATTGGCAAAATCAAAACTGGCGTATTTGACCTGGTGTCGACGAGTTTTCGGACATTGTCGGAACTAGGCCAAGTGATATTCCTTGTTTTACAATATGTTGTGGATCTTGTTACTGGAAATAGTGTTGTCCAATTTACAGCTAAAATTTTATTTGAAGTGCTTAAAGCAGCAGGTTCAGTTCTTTTAAACACAATTTTCTCTTTCCAAGGTATTATTATAGCTGCTTGGTTCTTAATTAGTAAATACACAAATAAACGTTGTAGTGTCCGCGCTGATTGGTTGTGTGGCGGAGTGTTTGTAGATTGTGATTGTTCTAATTGTCAGTCTTTAGGTCTAGTAGGTATTCAGGATAGACTCATACTCATTAAACTCATGAACGCATCAGGTTATTATACAGAACAAGAACTTATCAATCGTCTTATTAGTGTCATAGAATTCACCCGAGAAGAGCGTAATAGGAAATCTTTAGAACTTAGTACTACTCGAGCAAATTTTGATGGCTATCTTGGTAACTTGCATTTAGAATCGCGAGAAATTCAGACAAAGAAAGGTGACATTCCCACGCGGTTTGAGTCGAGAGAATTATCTACCCATAAGGGTAATATTTCGTCCCGACAAGAATCGCGTGAGTTGGTCACCAAGAAGGGTCTGATTTCAGCGCGGACTGAGGCAAAGTATATTAAGGCTAGTACAGAGGAAAGTTTAGTGACATTTGAACAGATCAATAGCATGCAAAACAAGAGTATGGTTATGATCAAAGCGACAGGTAGCACCCCAAATACATGCATGTCAGGACCAGGAATTTTCGTAACGGGCCGGATTTTACTTACCACGTATCACACCGTAGCTAGGGCCATAGCAAATGACGGACATATGTGGGTGTATATGCCAGGTGCGGCAAAAGTTGAAATTAGTCTGCCACTGTCAGCTTGTTACATTCATCAGCTTACAAATCCTCGTGGCGTTAAATTAGATCTCGTTTTTATCACACCAAAGCGACCTACATTTACATCTCGACCAGATATACGCGCAAAGTTCTTTGAAGCCAAGATCCCGACTTTTGATGGAGCTCAGGCACAATTGCTCCTTATAAAGTTGAACCAGGATATGTATTCGCATTATGTTCAGGAGGTTGGATCGGTAACCCCAGCCACACAATTGAATCATGATGATACAGAGTACTGGAGCACTTTTACATATCAATCCCGCACCGCCCCCGGCTATAGCGGGTCTGTACTTGTGACAACTTCAGACCATACACCTGGGAAAATTATTGGCATTCATACGAGTGCAAACACGGATATAGGGCGTGGAATTGCGGTGGCTACATCTAGGCAGCTCATAGAGAGAAATCTCGACGATTTTACTAGCGAATGTAGCCTTACCACCACGCACTGGATTCATGGACGCACGCCTTACCAAGAGGAATGTTTGTCAGAGTATGGGCCCATTATGCCACTGGGTGTTGTGAAGGATTCACCCTTTCGAGGTTTGAAGACTGAACTCCAACCCAGTGCCATACATGGACTCGCATACGCAGCTACAACAATTCCAGCCAAACTGAGAACGTTTACTAACCCGGAAGGCGAAGTAGTAGACCCCATGGCTAAAGGATGTGCAAAAGTACTCACAGAACAAGTGTATGTAGACAACAAGATCATAGACATAGCACAGCATGATATTTCACAACTCTTAGAAACGGACGCACCCAACGAACGACGTATACTTACCATTGACGAAACGCTTAGAGGAACAGATAGCATCAATCCCATCAATCGAAAGACATCACCCGGATACCCCTATGTGTTAGACAACCCAGGCAAAGGGAAACGCCATTGGTTAGGCGAGGAGGAATGGCATTACGACGCAAAGTTAGAACAGGATGTTGAAGAAATGAGACAACACTGTTTGGCAAACAAGCGTACGGATGCCATCATGACCGCCACACTAAAAGACGAACGACGACCCATCGCCAAGGTTTTGGCAGGAAAGACTCGCGTGTTTGAAGCAGCCCCCATGCAGTTCACTGTGCTTTTCCGGCAATATTTTGGACAGTTCATAGGCCATGTTTACGATAACCGCATTGATAACGAGATTAGCGTCGGCATCAATCCCCATGGTATAGAATGGGATATTCTCGCAAGAACCCTACAAACCAAGGGCGAGAATGTAATTGCAGGCGACTTTTCGAATTTCGATGGCAGTTTGAGTCAACAACTCCTATGGGCAGTACTTGAAATTGTTGAGAAATGGTACGACGGAACAGAGGAGGAGAAGCTCATACGTAGAGTGCTCTGGGAAGATATATGTAATGCTAACATCTTAGTGGGTAAGGAACTATATCGTAAAACTCATTCACAACCATCAGGAAACCCCATGACTGTAATTGTAAATTCATTGTTTAATTCACTTGTAATGCGAATTGCGTATCTCACCCTGCGCAAGGAGCACGTCGGTTCATATCTCAACGACTTTAGGAAATTTGTTTCACTTCAATCATATGGCGACGATAATCTTCTTAATATTCATCCATCCATTCCCTGGTTTAACCAGATCACCATCACCAAAGCATTAGCAGATATAGGTTTAACATATACGGACGAAGCAAAGACTGGTGAGTTAGTGGAGTACCGCCGGTTAGAAGAAGTAGCTTTCTTGAAGAGATCTTTCCGCTTAGTAGATGGTAAATACTTGGCACCCCTAGATCTCGACGTAATTAAAGAGATTCCCAATTACGTTAGAGGCAAGCTTGTAGAATATTCCACAAAGGAGAATATTGCTGTAATCTTTCCAGAACTCGTTTACCACGGCAGAGATACGTTTAACGAGGTGAGCACAGCAATAAAGACCGCTTGCAAACAGGTCGCCCTAAATGTCTCCTTCCCCAGTTATGATGAATTATACGATGACTGGGAGTCAAACTATTTAGGTGGAAACCCAATGACACAAATGTGGCAGCAGGATTTTCTGCAACGCGAGAGTAGGGAAGTCGGAACTCCTCTCGCGTACCCACGGGTTGGCTATTTAGCCGATGATGTCCCAGAGCAGCCCTCGAAGCATCTCCGACCCTGTGAGGCTTATAGTCATAAACCCTCACTTGTAATCAAGTTGACTCAGCAAACCGAAGTAACTCATGAACAGAATGGACTATCAACTGGTATTGACGACATAACACCCACATTATCGACCATTGACACGACTAATTCAACTAACGCTGTATTATCCGAAATTGAACAGGCCCCAACTAGCTTAATCATACCATCAGCAGCTAGCGGGCAAGCTTTAGATGTCACCACTGAATTTAGTATTAAGGAAGTAGTTTCACGAGAAGTCAAAATTGGATCAATAGAGTACACTGTAGACACACCTGTAATTGGAGGAGCATATTCACTAGACGAATGGGACGCAAAAACAGAGAAGAGTATCGCAAATTACAATTTTCCGCATGCAATTTATTCAGCCAGTAGTAATATAGTAAATAAATTATCTCATTTTCAGTATTTTAGATCAGATGTTAAAATCACTTTAAGAGCTAACGCAAATCCTTTCCAATCAGGCCTCATCATGTTGATGCACAACCCATCCCGAGATGACTTGCAGTCTTTTGTGAAGTACACGAATCAAACCTACGCAAGTGCTTCATCGCACCCAAATGTAGTAATGGATCTTCGCACACAGAATGTAGTTTCCCTCGAGATACCTTACATGAATGAGTTTGATTACTTCGACCAGCGTGACGCAAATGATCAGTTTGGGACAGTGCAAATCTTTGCCCTGACACCTCTCGGATCTGCGACCACTGGCGATAGTATAACCATAAATGTATTTGCTCAGTTCATCAACCCCATTGTTCAAATGCCAACAGACGTACCCGTATTGACAGCACAAAGGAAGTTACAAGCCCAAAAGTTCCTGCGACTTTTGGAAGAAGAAGAGCAGAATGCAGGAATTAGGAAACAGATGCGTACAAGAGCAACTCTCCAGGCGAAGGAGGAGAATGCCGGGTTCATCTCCGGTATAGCTGGTACTGTTTCCTCGGTAGCTGGCAGTCTATCTGGGATCCCATACATTGGGGCCCTGGCTAAGCCTGTCTCTGCCATATCCGCTGCTATCGGAGGCATTGCTAGTGCGTTTGGTTTCTCGAAGCCGACTACTGGTAAGGTCGCTGATAGTTTTGTTCCTAAAACTACACAATCCATGGTCCACCAAGTTGGAATAGACCAAGGTGTATGTTTAGCGAGCAATCAGGATGCTGCTATAGATGGAAGTCAAGTAGCTATTAATGATAAAGATGAGATGGCTTTATCATACATCCTGAAGCGGTGGAATGTTGTAAGAGTTCACACGAAGTCTGCGGATTCATTTGTTCCAGGTAATCTCTTGTCGTCGATAGATGTGTGCCCCGTGCCCGTATCAATCACAGCAGGACGACAGATTTACCCTGGTTCATTTGCTTACACTTCGTGTCTTTATCGTAATTGGCGTGGTACTATCTCCTTGAACCTTCGGGCTATAAGGACTAACTACCACTCAGCAAGGGTCGCTATTGTGTTTTACCCCGGTATCACATATAGTGCTCTCCCTGCGCAATACGATGAAGCTCTTTCCAACGCGTATTCGAAGGTTATTGATTTTTCCGCTCAGAGCGAGACCGACTCTTGGACGTTTGATATCCCATACATCTCTAACAGGATGTGGAAGGAGACATTCGACCAGTTCGGACAAGAATCTGGCGTTTCATCATCAACCGCGACGGGTGTTGTTGGAGTCTACGCATTGACACCACTCATTCACCCCGATACAGCTCCTAGCAAGATCACATTCGTGTTTTCTATGCGTGCAGGAGACGATTACGCATTGGCCATTCCGGAACCAAGGCTTTCCCCTGGGTATCTTGCGCCTGAAGAACCGGCGCAACCCCTTGAAGCTACAGTTGAAGAGATACAACTGCAAGCTATGGAAGCTGAGGTGGACTCTGCTATGATGACTGACATATCGTTCATCCCAAAAGGCGATCACGTGTTAGCTGAAACAACGACCATGGGAGAAGTGCAAACTTCCCTTAGGGCGTTGGTGAAGCAATCTTGTCTGATCGGAACAGTCACTGAAGGTGGTTCTGTTCGAACACATGTCTATAGTCCTTTCACCGCGAGTCATACTGATTTGGGCCGCCGCACAACCCGATCAGTCACGCAGACCGACTTTCTCTCTTTCCTCACAAGAGCGGCATATTTATTCCGATATTATGCCGGGTCGTTCAACGCGAAATATCTCTTAGGTACGTATGGAGCGGTCGCACAGTCATCCGTGGCTCGTGTCTTCCCCAACACACTTACCATCCCCGACGGAGTCTCCCGGTATCATGTCACAAGTACGATTGTGAACCCTCTTCATGAGATTAACGTTCCGTACTATGACGAGTTCCGCTGTAGGCTAGTGAACTCAGATACCCTTCGTCAAAACGGACCCAAGACACATGCTGTCACTGAGTGCGTATACACAGGCCAAGTAACCGCCAATTACGGCCAAACACGACAATTTGAGAGCGCAGGAGACGACTTCTCATACTATTACCTGGTAGGCCCCCCACCATGTATTAGTGTCACCGATTATGCATCTGCAGCCGCCCAAGCGAGCAAAAGTTTGGAAGGTAGTGAGCTGTTTGTTAAGGACAGAGCGATTGACACCGTTCTTGAGACAACAGCTGGTGTAGATTCATGGCAACCCGTCAGCCCCAACCACGGCATCG